ATCTTTATTTTATATAAAATCGCCACGATTCATCATTTGCTGGGGAATGGTCTAATGGCAAGGCAGCGGACTCTGACTCCGCTTATCAAGGTTCGAATCCTTGTTCCCCAGCCACAATAAAAACAAGCACTTAAGATAATATCATCAAAAGTGCTTTTCTCTAGAAAACAGGCTTTGTACAACCCCTGTACAACCTTTTTTAGCTCATTTATTTACAAGCCAAACTGCAAGCTTCTTCATCCAGCCGTTGGAGATGTTCTTCAATTCTCAAAGAGACTAAGCGACATGCCCGAACTATTTCACCAAGGCCCAGGTGAGCTTCTTCGATAAATTCCGCACTAGACCCCAGATGCTTCGGAGAAAGAGCATATTCAGTAAAAGCAAGGACGTTATTAATTGAACTCGATGCCAGGTAAGTGTCATGGACATCTTCGAAAGGGCCATTGAACATAATGGCATTTAAAAAATCATCTGCAGGACGTTCAGTAAAAATTTTCTTTGATACACATTCTTTCAAAATTGTCCGATTGTCATTCTTCCTCATAATTCATTCCTCCAAAAAAGAAAAATCCACAGAGCTACTAAGCCTTCGACGGCTCCCAGGGCCTTGCGGTATCCCGGACTCTGTGGAAAAAGTATATTCCAATATGTAGAAACAAAAAAAACCTTTTTTAAAGTGCTGGCTATGCACCGTCGAAGTTTAGTAAATTCAAAATATCCGAACTATGCCGGCAATGCAAGAAAAAAAAGCCCAACAACCATACGGGGCACTGACGTAAAATTTTACGTCAGTGAGTAAAGTTGGGCTTTTTGCTCTCTATGCCTTCATTTTTAATAAGCGTATGGCTTTGGAATCATAGACAATTCCGCTTACTCGTTTTGTGGAATAAAATTGCACAAATGGCTTCAGCGTGAATTCATCACGAAGCACTCTTAACGGCGTTCGGTCGACGATCCGATACCCTTGTTTGTAGTTCCCGTACATAATAGGAACTGCTTCAGCAGCAATATTTGGCATATTTTCGTCAATTTCCAGCCGTTGGCCGAGAAGCATGGCTGGCTGATCGGCTGAAATGGATTGCTGCCAGAGGTATTGACCGTTGCTATCCTTCAACTTCCGAAGAAAGGCCACGGTTTTTGAATTTGCCACAAAGGCTGATTGCCCTCGATAGACAGAAGCAAGATCGTAAAAGAAAGTAATGATTTCATCCGCCGTGAAAGACGTAGCCGAGGCTGATTCTAAATGTTTTAGAGTACCGAAAGGCCTGGTGTCATCTTCAGCTGTCGTTGAGGCATATTGAAGAATACCTTTTGGCTGCTTCACACCCGTTCCAGAAATAAAAGCCCCGCCCTCCATGGAAGAAAATTTATTCTGAATTTCGGTCATTAACCAGGATTCTAAGTTAAATCCAGCGTCGTCAATCATCCAACCAGATGCTGCAGGATTAGCGTACAATTCGCCGGTAGGTGGGGTAATTTCTTCAATCTGCGGAGTAGCTGTATTTGGACGGGAATCAGTTTCGCCTACCCAGCCAGCGGCCAGCCCCCCAGTATTTACAGCAATTTTGTAATCAGAGGTCGTGGCCTTCACAACCGAAGCTAAACGGCGCATAACGTTGGCAGCATAAAGAAAATTTTCCAGATTTGAATCAAGTTGCTCTGGAACAGCATACCCACCGTCCGAGTCAGAACCAACACTCATAGCCTTGCTTTTAAGCTCTGAAGAATCGCCAAAACGCAGGTACTTCTCGAAAGCCTTACTTGTAACAGTATCGTCAATTCCATTAGATGAAACCCCCGGCCGCGCGGCAACAATCATAAAATTATTGATTTTCTCCTCGATAGTCGAAATTGCAGCGTTTGCCTTATCGACCTTTTCTTCCAGAAGGGGATCAACACCACCTTGAGCTTCCAATTCATCCATACGTAGGTCATTGGCCCGCTTAAAGCTATGAATTGTTCGATTAAGTTGTTCAACAGCATCTTTAATTTGAATATTAGGCATAATATAAATTCCTTATTGTAATATTTTTATTGAATCTTGTAGTAAAAACTGAATATCATTTTCGATAGTCGCAGCCTGATTTTTCTTGAAGCCCTGACAAGTTATATTCTTGGCCTGATTGCGTGAAAAACCGGAGCTACAGAGGAACTTCTCAAAATCACGAGGGGTTTTTACAGAGCTCACCCTGGCCTGATCGTTTGCCGGAAAAGTAACAAGCGAGATTTCCCAAAGATCCACCTCCTTCAGGAAATTTACTTTTTGAGAGTGGTCAAACTCTTCTCGGATCGTTTGATATCCAACGCTTAACCCAGTCAAGGCCCCAGCTTTTAAAAGCTCATAAGCATCTCGACCATCGGTCGTAGAAAGCAAAAGCTCCCCTTCTACGTAGAGTCCTCGCCGGTCTTCCTTCACAACAGTATAGACACCACAAGGGCGTTGACTGTCATGGTGAAGAAGCAGAGCCGGCATCGTGTCATTAGCAGTATGCCTTTCCAGAGAAGAAGCAAAAGCACCAGGCTGAACAACATCATTTTGAAAGTCCTCGTTATTAAAAACAGAGCCATAGCCGGAAAAAGTTCCGTGCTCAGACAAGTTCTTCAAATTGAATTCTGAAACAATTTTTTTCATAGTAGATTTTCCCGAGTTTTTTTTAATGATCTCATCACGAGAATTCAGAAAATTAACTCACTTTTTGCTATCATCCGGATTTAGAATCCGAAGTTTATATATGGCCCGTAAAGGCCCGAAGAAAATTTTCACTCATCCCGAGTTTGAAAATTTTCTGAATGGTTAAAATTTTACACCAGCTTTTTTTTTACTCACTTCGTCTAGCAGAGATAATAAATCCAACTGTTTGGGTCGGCTTTCAATAAATCTCAACCGTGCTCTTGTTGCTGGTGATAACCCAAATTCAGCACACAGGCTTTGGGTTTGCTTGATACATTGGTTGGATATCTGCAGCCAGACTGATTGTTGATGATATCCATTTGGCGTTTCTGAAATTTCACCTTCTTTATTTTTGATTTCAGCAATTTTCTGTTCTGCTCTTATCCACCTACTAAAAACCACGCAATACATGTGCAAAAGAGTTGTGTCGAGTTCGGTCAATACTCCTAATTTGTGAAGTTGTGGAGCCATTCTGTTCCACTCAATTAAAGCAACCTCTTCCAAATTTTCAGGCGGATCAGGAAGAATTGATTCGACACTAAGCTCTTTCCCTTGCCTGTCAGGCCTATATGTGCCGTGTAGCTGATGTATTTTTCCTGGAATGTTCTTTCTACCCTTTGACATTTTACTTCCCCTTTTTAATACCCTTTTCCAATACCCCCCCCTCCCAAATATGCCGCCGGTAACTTTTGACTGCCAAACGGTAGAGCTGGAGGGGATGGTGGAGATTCAACCTGCCCTACCCCGGGCGCTTAACAACAAGATACAAAACCAAAAGAACTAAAACTATCAGTGGTTCCACTAATACGATAGCTTCCTTGATTACTCCAAAAATCATATTTACCGCGCCCCCTTCATCTTAACGAGCTGATCGAGGATCATTTTAGCTTGCTGTTTTGCGTTTTGTCGACTGGGCAGCGGCGTGTTTGCTGGGAAATTTACTGTTAGATTGTATGTTGGGGTTGCGCTGGAGATTGCAGGTGTTGCGCCTATTGGCCCGCCTGTTGCGAAGTGAGGCAGCGCTGGTAATTGCGGCAACTGAAAGTTATTTAAAGAATTAAATAATCCTGCTCCAAACTTTGCGACAGCTTCCTTTCTGATTATAAATTCACCAGCCTCAAGAAGAGCATGTATCTTATCGCCGCCACCATATCCGGCAAGCTTACCGCCTGCTTTAAAGGCGTGGATCATCCCCCCGAGCGCCCGTTTTTGAAGGGCTTTTTCTACTATCTTTACTGTTATAGTTCTACCATCGAGCTTATCCAATTTATGAGAAACACTATCAACCTCGGTCTCAGCTGCCTTTACAGCCTTTTTATGGAGAACCCATACCCCATTAATCTTGACCAGTTCTTCTTTATATTTTTCGGTCGAATCGTTTATATTATCTGTTGATGTTGCGGCCTTATCTGCATCTTTGCTGATATCGGCAACTTTTTCTGTACCAACTTTTTCCATAGTTTTCCGAAAACCTTCAAGCGCATCTCTAGCCGCCTGGATTTTAGTAGCACCTTCCGCCATTTCAGAGAAATCCTTTTTAGCCGCTGCAGCCATATCAACAGAAGCTTTAAAAGCTGCATTAGCCTGAGATTCCCACAATCCTCCGGCGTCGGTAGTTACTCCTAAGAAGTCGGTAAGCACAGCAGCCGCCTGAACGATTTTCAAAAATCCACCTGCTAAAACATTTGCTCCAGAAGCGGCAAAAAGGAAAGCACTCTTAATCCCCTGAGCGCCACGATAGGCTATGTCCATAGTGGTGAGAATCCCCTCACCCATTGTTAAAAAAGATAGCGCTGCCTGTTTTGCGTATTCCCTGACCTCTGGGCCGCTTTTCTCTAAAGCATC